AGGAGGAACTTGGAAAACCTCCTGTCATACCTGCTTTTCTCATATTCGCTATTTAATTAATTCTGAAGCATTACCTCTATTGTTATATTTCGCAATGCTTATATTTAGTTTTGGTTTTTCTATTCTTGGATTAGGAGCATACAAATGTCTATTGCAAGCCATAATCGCTAAACCACTACTTATAGTGGCGTCAAACTTTGTTCTTTTGGTTATGTCAAACTTACTCCAATCGTTTAGAGTTCTGTTAAAATATATGTTACCATAATTACCATCTCCTAGATGGCCCACGTGCTGTTGTATATATGTTTCAATCGCAGCCGCATGTGCTTGTTTTATATCTTCGCTTGAGTTTGGTATACCACCTATTTCTTTTTCAGCTATAGACAATTTGTTCCAAGATTTATCAGGCCTGTTCATACTATACCCTCTGTACCCTCTCCTTCTTAAATAGTATAATAATCTTGGTTTATTATTTTCAGCTAATATTGGCATACCATAAAAAACCAACGACATTAACACGTCTTCAAAAAATATGTCAGCTGTTGGTGGTCTTGATATGTATTCTAAAAAGAAGTGATTTGGAGGAGCGTCTTCCATACTAAACTTAGTTAACCCGTGTAAAGCACCATTAGAGCCTCTACCATCTACTGTCCCTGATATATCATAACTATCACACCCAAAAGCTCCCATATGCTCGTTACCAGGGTGTTTTATACCGTTTTTAACTATAATTCTATTTTGCAAGTGGTTTGGTGGCACCCAGCTTACTTTAAATCTACCTTTTGGATCTGGATAAAATATAACCTGCGTGTCTTTTACGCCGTTCACCCATTGAAAGTTACCGGTTGAAACATTAGCGCCACTACCAACTCCTTCGTTATAATCTATTTGCTCGTAAAGTTTAACTAAGTTAAATATACTATTTTTAGTCTCATCTCTAAAAGCGTGTTCTTCAGTTCTTGGGAATTGTCTATAAAACTCGTTTAACGCGTCGTGATCATCTTTTAATCCTTCAGCTTCGTTTTCCCAGTGTTCTATTATTCCATAGTCTATTAATTCGCCATCTGGTCCGAGAACATCATCACCTGGGTTATCAAATACAGGTTGTCCGTATTCGTCAATAAATCCTTCATAGTTCCATTCCATTGGGATAAACAAAGAATATAAACCAGACTTTGTCTGTCCATTTCTATTTCGCTTAGTAACATCTGAGTCATTATATAATTTTTTAAAATTATCTCCTCCTTTATCCAAAGCGTTTGAGGTACTACCCATCATACACTTTCCAACTATTTTACTACCTAATCTTAAACATGTTTTTGTAACTCTCCAGTTGTTTAATATATTATCAGGTCTTTCCCATTTACCACTTTCATCATGGACCAATAAGTTCAGTTTTTCCCCATCATAACTATTATCACCAGTATTTTTCCAGTCAATAGTCGTGTCTAATCCTTCTAATTGTTCAACCTTTTCGTTTGATGTTATTTTCTTTCTCGTGAACTTACTAGCCGGCACTCTATACGCTAACTCGGATTTAGGTCTATCCATACCATCTTGTATTGGTTTGAAAAAGAAAGGGTAGTTAATTGATATAGGTACAACTTTATCAGTAAACATTTTCTTAGCATCAGAACCACTTTTAGATAGTATTCCATATCTACTATCACTTGCTAACGTAGCTAAATTAACAGTTTCTGCACTCGACATAAAAGAAAAACCAGAACGCCTGTTTTTAAGATAACACATACCATAACATCTTTTATCAGCCTTGCAAGCTTCCCAAAATATAAAAAACAGTCTATTTGCCTCTCTAAAATCTGGAGCACCAACATCAATTTTGCTCCATTGTAAATACATATAGTGGCTTCCTGTTATCCACGTGGGTTTACCGTTGTTAGTAAACCAAAATCCCTCTTCTCTTCTTTTAAACTCTTCGTCTATATAATCGAACCATTGTTCTTTTTGTTCTTCAGGATATGCCCTCCAATCAAATATATTTTTAAGTTTACCAAGCTCTTTTGGTTGTTCTGTTTTGACCCATTTGTTATCTGGATGCTTATATATTTCTTTAGGTGCTTTAGGTAGAGCTATAACTAAATTTTGTATTTCTATTATTTCGCCTATAATACCGTTCTTAGACAAAACTATTATATCGTGTTCTTTGTTGTAACCATACTTCCATTTCTTACCTCGATTCATTCTAGTAATCGTGGTTTTTTTTATCGGCTCAACTATGTTAACTAAACTTTGCTTGTACATTACTTAGATCTACCTTCTGCGAATCCTTTAAAGACCGTTTTCTCTGCCTCTTTAGGTGTTTTGCCCTCAAGCAGGTTTTCTTCTTCTTGTATTCTGTTAAGTATTTCGAATGCGTCAAATATAGCTAATTTTTTAGTAGCTGCAGCATTCTTTAATCTATCAGCAGAAACATCGTCTTCTGTGTTAGTAATAATTTTTTCTTTAGCAACGTTGATTAGTTCTTCAACTGCTCTGTGCCCAGCTTGGATTATACGTTTCTTCGTTTCCTTCGTACTCATATTTAATTGTAATAAATTTATTCATAACTCTATATAAACGCTTTCCGTCTATAATAAACTCGTATTCAGAAAAAGGTGTAAAGCCAACCAAGTCTCCTTTGTCGAACTCTCCGTCAGTATATTTGACTATACCCACACACTTTTCTTCTTCTCCTGGTTTTAGCTTGTCTCTTTGTTTTATAGGTTGTACAAAACAATATCCTTTAGTAGGTTTCCACTTATTATTTTTTTTATATAAAAATATTTGGTCTTCTTTTACTAAGTATGTATTTTCATTAAAAAAACTTCTACTATTCTTTTCTTTACCCCTAACATTATGCCAACGTCTAAAAACATTGTGATGTACTATAACTGTATCTCCAGGTTTTATTTCTGTTTCAAAAGCCGTAGGAACTGATTTAACAATAGCTTCTCTATTTACAAATTGATGATTATAAACCTCCGTGTTTAATATCAAGTCTTTATCACCAACTTTTTTAGTATTGTTATATCTACTTCCTTTTGGCTTTATAACAAAATCAAAAGGCGCTTTCATTAGTATTCTAAGTTATACTCAATAGATATAGCCATGTTTTTGTTAAAGTCTTTCCATGGTAAAACATCTTTATTTTTTCTAATATAAATAGAGTACTTATCTTCTTCTTCTATTATATCACAAATAGTGTGTCCACCATAAACTTCCTGGCCAACAGCGTAATGCATAGCGTCGCTTTTATAGTCTTTACCTATAGTGATTTTTCTAATTAGTTTCATTTGTTAACTACTCCGTCTAAGATGTTAATATCGTCAGTACCATACTTTTCTTTCAACGTTTCTCTTAATACTGTTAACTGATCGTTTAGAGTAGCTGTTAAATGCATAATATGATGCTTTTGAGTCTCGTGTCTACCTATTTGTATTTGGTAGTTGTTAATTCCATTAACTATTTCTTGTAACCTATTAAGTTCTTCATTAGTTAGTTTTAAAGGCTTGTTAGCCTTTGGTGTTTTTCTTTTTGCCATTTTATTTAATTTAAGTTAATTATTTATTTTGTTATCCAGCAGCGTTATCAGTGCTAAACGTAGGTGCGTTACCTCCTGTTCCAAGCGTACCTTCAAAAGCGTTTATTCTATCTGTTACAGTAGTGCCTGTCCCCTCGTTAAATTTCCAGTGCGCTATACAAGTACCAACGCTATTGACATTACTTGGGTTTGACGTTCCGCTGTTGTATAAAGTTGTAACATCGCTAGCTGATAAAACACTACTGTAAACAGCGAAGTCATCAAGATAACCGTTTAAGTCTGCGTTACCATTAAAAGATGTTCCCGTTATTACCTCTACTCCTGACGAGCTAGCAGCATCATCAAAATCTCCACTTAATTCTACTGTGCTTAAACCTGTTGTGTCTATCAACGATCCATCTATATAAAGCTTAATTTCATTATCATCGCCGTTATCCCAAGTACAAACTATATGGTGAAAGTTACCGTCGTTTTCATGAGTCAACGTGCCAGATTCAGCTGTTTTTTGAGATCCACCTCCTTTAAACATAAACACGTATTTATGAGTAACGTTGTGTTTATATTGAATATTTATTCTATTGTTTGTGTCTATACAAAAATCCCAAAGCTGACCGTTGGTACCCGTGGTATTTAACCTCGCCCATATTGACACAGACCCAGTGTTTTTAAAGTCACCTTCAGCTAAAGCAGTTTGAAAACCAGAGGTAGTAAAATCTACTTCGTCGTTACTTCCGTCGAAAGATAAAGAATAATTTATCTCTGATGTAAAACTAGCAGAAGTTAAACTAGCGCCTAATCCTAACATTAGTCTCCTATATAAGCTACAACCATACCTGATGCTAGATCAATTTCGGTCCATCTTCCGTAAATAGTAACACCTTTTGGAAAAGTATTATTTACATCTACTTGTAAACCACCACCACCAGAGGAAGTTGTTTCAGATGCAACGCTTAAATTGTGAGCGGCTGCTTCAGTACCAATATATTCTAATCCTGCCCCAGCTGAATCATTGTCAGCTTTTAAACCACCACTAGAATCAAATGTAGTGTCAGCTAACATAGTTATAGCTACAAACACTTTGTTAGTAGGAGGCGTCATTGCCGCGGTACCATCGTTAAACATACTACCCATTTGTCCAAAGCCATAAGAGACTTCTGTTGAATTTATTCCCATTTTATTTTTTTACTTTTTCTAGTGATCTACCGCCAAAATAAGCACCGATCACCGTTATTAATACTAATTGTAATAAATCTACCCACGAAGCCTTAACCTCAAATGATATAACACCAGCGTCGATAAATATTAACAACACTGTTGATACACATAAAAATATTAAAACTAGTGGTCTTATATTTTTTGATAACCAAGAGTCAGACTGCATATCAACCTTCCATCTTTCAGTTACCTGCTTTTGCATCTCAGCCTCGTAACCCATTATCATATCTTTTATTTGTTTTTCAGCTTCAAGCTTTTCTTCTTTAGACGTGTGTAAGTTATCTATAACTCCACCTACACCTTTTATTAATTCAGTAGCTCCACCTGAAAATATTTTTCCTAATATACTCATTTTTTTGGTCTTTTCTGATCGTCTTGCTTTATCTCTCTCTTTCTTTGGTTTAAAGCTCTTTCGTACTCTCTTTTTTCTTTTTTACCACAAGGGTCTGGATGATTAGTTGTTAGACTAAAGTTAGGCGGAACATCCGGGCCTATAGAGCTTTGTAACTTACAATACTCTTGATTAGTTATTGGTTTACCATCTTTTTTAAAATAAAACTCCTTGTCGTATACTTTTTGTTTTAAAGGCGCTGCGACACCACCTGTTACTTTAAAATATCCCATATTATGCATTTTTTGCTTGATTACCAGCTTTGTAAGCTCTTTTTTCGTGTGGCAACGTTTTGTCACCCTCTTCGTAAACTTTACCAGTTTCTTTATCTATTAAGTTACCGTCTTCTCTTTTGTATTCTTTACCTGCTATTTTATCTACAACCTCATCGTCATTGTAAGATATTAAATTTTCCTGCATCTCGTCCTGATGATGCTTTTCGTGAGCTATCACTTCTTTATCTTTTTCACTACCAGGCTTTACGCTTGTGTCAACGTTTATAGTTTTACCATTCTCTGCCTCGCCTAACACTCCATCTTCTAGTTTTTTACGTACTATTTTATAGCCACCTTCGTGTAAAAAGTCATGACTCTCTCCTTTGAAGGGAAATGTAGAGTTTGAATGTTTCATTTTAAACGCCATATTATCTTTCTTTGTCTTTTATCATATCATCTATAGATTTATTAAAAACCTTGTCCGTGTATGATTTGTTATTATAAAAAATACTTCTTTCTGATACTGGCAAATCTTCTTCACCTAACAACACTCTATATATTCTACTAATTAATTGAGAACACTTAAATGATGTTTTAAATACCGAGTATTTTATTGTCGTTCTGTTTCTGTGTCTCCAGGTTTCTATCCAACCTAGTTTTCTTAGTTTTTCCCATCGGTTCTTGTCCCAACTCATGGTATAAGTACCATCTATAAACTCTTGTCGTGTAAATCTTCCTTTACAATCTAAATAAATTAATAATTCTAAATCCGCGTCTGTTAATCCGTAAGTCTTACAAGCCCACTTTCTTGTGAGCCTGTAATACTTAAGGATATTCATTTCACGCAGATCCTGCGCGGTTAATCTCAATTACTAAGCGTTAGTTGCTACAGTAATAGTAATACCAGTGATATCACTAGATACTTTTGTAGTAGTATCTTCCGCATCAAAAATAGTAATAACACCATCAGAATGAGGGCCTCCATGAATAGCTCTCCAAATATCTGCCATAACAGATAAATGCTTGTTAGCCGTAATAGTTAACTTTACGTTATCATACAAAACTAAATCGTTAGCATCTTCCATTGAGTCAAATACCATTTCAAGTTCAGTATCAGTTGTACCAAGATTAGTAAAACCTCTAAATTTGCTAACCGGATAACCAGCTACATCATGAGCAGCGTCTCCAATACTTGCTGTTGTTCCTTGTTCGTTGAACAATAAAATCTTTTCCATTTTTTTGTTTTTTTTTAGTTAATAATTAATTTGTTTTACGTTTTAAGTTTTAGGGTTTTGGTTTATAGTTTAGGTCTAATTAGCATACGCAGGAGAAACAGAGATAGTACCACAGCTTGCAATTCCGGATTTTGCTATAACTTTAGTACCACCGCTATCGTCATTTGCAACTACTATTACGCCACCAGCGTTAGCTGAGTTTATAGCAGATGCTATTTTCTGCATAGCAACTAAATGTGTGTTTGCCGAGGTCAGATTTAATATAACGCTGTCATTATTGTCAAAACTAGCGTCCGCATCTGGTTCGTTCCCAGAAGGAACACCTCGTCTCATAGGTTTGAAATATAATCCTAGCTCAGTATCACCTACAGGTTGCATCCCCATAAACGAAGACACAGGCCAACAAGCAGAGTCACCTCTTGCGTCGTCATCTGCGTCTGTAGCTTCTGTTCTAAAATATAAATATTTCTCCATGTTAGTCTATTAAAACTACGTCCATTTGTTTTATTACGTAGTAAAATTTATTTTTATGTTGAATACCGTGTCCAGCGTGTTTATCATAATATATAACATCGTCTTCACAAACACCCTCAACTTTGTTTCCTGTTGATATAACTTTACCTTTTAAATATCTATTATCTTCATCGGTATCGTCTGTTAAAATCAAACCACCTACTTTTTTAGGCTCGTCTTTTATTTTTTCTATTACTAAATAATGATTAACTGCCTGCATTTACCCTAATGTTTGAAATTACACAATCAGCGGATATAATAGTAGTTACAACAGAAACGGCATTTTTAAGTGCTGTTTTAGTTACAAGCACGGGATCTATAACTCCAGCTTCAACCATATCAACCTCTTCTCCAGTTACAACATTTATACCGTTTCCTCCAGACAGCTCTTCAGTTTGTTCTATACCAGCATTAGACAATATTGTTTGATAAGGAGATGTAATAGCTTTTAGTAGTATTGCTTCACCGACATTTGCGTT